ATATAGATGTCCCCCTGGTACTTTTGCGGGGGTGCAGGGGGTGATTCTTCTACTCAGATCTGGAGTAGTACCACTCACGTTATGAGTGAAGCTCTTGGTGCTGACGCCATGCACGTAGTGCTGTATTAATAAATTTGCATCGACTCATCGATGTAATTCTTGGTGTTGTTTCCAAGCTGCGCTGTGCATTTCATCAGCAGTCATGGGTGGTTCACCTGTTTCATCTGGTTCGTAATCAACATCAAGTTCATTCTCAAGTAGAGGAATGATCTCATCTTCCAGCAATGCAAGCATGCTGAAGGTTAGATGTTGATCCATTTGATGACGCTTGTTCTCACGCTTGGTAACCTCCTTGAGTTCAGCAAGGATGTTGTTGAGTACTGTGTACTCGTTGACGTAGTTTGTTGCCATGGATTTGTGTTGAGTTGAGTGTGTGTTGTTTTGGCAGGTCAGTAGTTATCCGACAATACCTCAAGGGATATAACGATATAACGCTATCGTCAAGTTGTTGTTGAAGTATTGGCATGTATTGGCACATTCTGTGTGCTATCCAATACTTGCCCTGGATCTTTCAGGATCCACTTGGTGTAAGGAACATTGCTTCGATCCACAGATAACAACTTCTTCTCCTCCAATGCTTCCAACGCACGGAAATATTCCTTCAGGCGACTGGATTGCATTGGCATTGGTGGTACATAACATGTTTGATCTCCGTGTTTCGCACGGAAGTTCAAGTAATACATGTAAATGTTCCGTTGGTTTACGGTAAGACGTAAACTTGGTGGATGCTGCAATTGTTCCTTGGTGTAAGGCATGTTGCGTTGAGTTTGAATTCAGCAGTAGTGTGGACGCTCCGCAGGATAGCGTTTAGCTAGTCCGTTTGAGAAACCAAGTTCGATGTTGAAGTAAGTTGTTGAATCTCCAAGAGATGGCTGGCCTTCGATTTCGTACTCTTCGAAGTACTGGATGAAGGTTTGGATCGCCTGCTTCTTGGAGAAGATACAGTGGCTTCGGACTGGGTATCCTGCTTGGTACCACCATCCACCTTCTTCAGGCCCACCGTAGTTGAGCGTGGTTTCGTGGATGGTGATGACCGTTGGATCTTCGTGTTCGAAGTACTTGTGGGTGTCGTAGGCGTTGATTGCGTAACGAGCTTTGTAGGTTTTGGGGTAGAACTTCTTGAGTTCTGAGATGTAAGACATGATGCAAACTCCGTAATGATGATTGAAATGATAGTGATCAGGATGACGATGATGTCACCGTCATCCCATGCTTGTTTCAGTGTGTAATTAAGTTTGGTCATCGTCTTCATGTGTGTTGGTTACAGTAAATCCAATGAATGTTCCATCTTCATCTTCGATGAGGGACCATTCAGATTGAAGTGATTCACGCATGGCTTGCTCTTGTTCGTCTGCAATGTCGGCCATTGCATCCAGCAAGTCAGCACTGCGTTGTTCATCAATAAAATTAAGGTCGTTCATGAGTTGAATTGAATAAAGTAAATGGACAGTTTAAGGACGCCGCAGGCGGATCCAAAGAAATACAAAGATAACTCTTTGATCTCATTGAATCCACACCGCGTGTGTCCAGGTCCAGTCGTAGTAATTATGTACTACTGCGGTGTCAAGGCTGTACGTGGTTCCAGCCGTTACCATTGGCAATCTGTGAGATGCGACAATGGCTGACACCATAGATGCGACCAAGTTCGTAATAAGCCTTGGTCTTGCTTGTGAACTTGGACATAAGCTCTGGATCTGCAAGGATTTGCTTGAGTTCTTTCACCTTATCTTCTGTGAGTTTCTGAGCAAAGCGATAACCTGTCGAAGCATTATCTCTTGAAGTCTTGGTAACACTCTTAACAGCCATTACCTTTGGCGCTGGCTGTTGGAGGGGAGGACGGGGAGTTGTATCAAAGGTTATGTTCTTGAGTGGGAAGCCAAGAGTCACTGATGTTCCGTCTTTGATGACGGAGATTGTGACCTTGCCATCCCTGGTAATCACAGAGACGTGATCAGGTGATTGAACGTCGAGTTGAGAGAGAGCTTCCATGGGTTGAATTGGAATCGTATGCAGGCTAGCGGCGGTAAGCCAAGTGGCAAGTACCACCACTAGCTATTGTTCAGATTCAGGACACTAGTCGTGGGGTATGAAGTCAGTGTCATTGAGCAGCTGATGGACTGACAGGCAGTCTTCAGCAATCTCATCTTGAGTACTGTCTTCCCAGTCTTCCGTCTGTTCCTCGATCACCTCGCAGCCAACGTCTTCGAGTTGATTAAGGAACTTGCCCCAGCTTGGAGCTTCGCCCCAGACGTGGGCGTAGCGACCGGATGCGTCAGTGACGAGTGCGATGTGGATGCTCATGTTGAGTTGTGGTGTTAGGTGATGTGATGTCGATGCCCAGCATGGCTGGTACAGTTACAACACTGATGAGTACCGCAAGGAATGCGACCATCAGGTTGTTGATCCGTCGAGTCTTATTAGACTCACCATAAGAATCCAGATTGATGTACTGGTTTTTGCCGAGGCGTACGGTATGTTTCATCGGTAGATTTCGAAACTAGGAGCGGGCTTGATCTTGCCGTCTTGGTAATCAAGTACCAGACGTTGCAGATTACGGCGGTGGTAACAAACCTTCTCGTATTCTGCTATTGGGACGTATCCCAATGAATAGAAGATCTTGTTAATGAATTTGCGCATGTGTTGAGATGTTGGGTAATTGAATTGCAGGATGTTGAATCCTGCAGAAAACCCACCGCTGATACAGGGTTGCATCAACGGAAGGGTTAAGTGCAGGAATCAGATCAGAATGGGATTTCTTCCAGGGTTGGCTCAACCTTGGCCGGTGCTTCAGTCTTTGCTGCAGGCTTACGACCGAACTCGTAATCCCTTACAGTCAGCTGTAGCTCGGGTCGCTTGAGCACCTGGAGCTGTCCATCTTGATCTTGGTATGTCGTACGAATACCAGTGATACGTCCGTAGACACGCAACTCTTGACCGACAACGAGATTGCCGTTGGAGTATGCAGTGTTAAGGCCGTTGCTATTCGTAAATGTAACAGTGATCTGAACCATGGAGTTCAGATTATGAATTAGTTTGATAGCAACGAATACAGAGTTGTCTGCTTCGTTGGTGTACTGCTTAATAAACGCAATGCGTCCAGAGAACTGGACTTGTTGCGAGTCTGCGTACTGCTTGAGTTCAGCAGTGTCAGTAGCAGGTGTGAATGTCATGGTGCTGAGTTGAGTTGAATGTGTACAGGATGTTGAGTCCTGCAGTAACCCATCCTTGCGGATGGGAAAGTGCAGAAGTCAGTCCTCCATAAATGCATCAGCAAGCATTGTGATACCTGCATTGCAGTCGTTGTAGTAATCAACCATCTCTGCATGAAGTGCACCGACACCTATGGGTATACCGCCGCCAAGTGTACGAACTGATAGTTCGATCCACTCGCTTCGTTCGGTGAACACTTCGTAGTGAAGTTGAGTTGATTCACCACCGTACCAGACAATGCGATCACATGCTTCTTCGCAAGGTTGATAAATGAACATGATTGTGATGAGCTGGTGAATACAGGATGTTGAGTCCTGTTGAGGGGCCAAGTGGCCCCAGAGCAGGAGTCAAAGGTAACGCTTATCAACGCAATAGAATGCATCACCAATAAAGCTGGTGAGCATTACAAGTTGGTGCCCTGACTTACTTGGACATGTCTTGAGTGCATGTTGGTTAAGCATCTTCTGCCCGCCAACAGACAACAGCATGCCAATGCCAGTGCCCATGATCATTGCAATGCAAGCTTGAGTGAATGCTTTGTCCATGATGTGGTAGTAATAATGTATACAGGATGTTGAGTCCTGTTGAGGGGACCGTAGTCCCCAGAGCAGGAGTCAGTTAATCTTGTAGCCGTTGTCTACGCACCAGTCCTTGTGAGTGCGATCAAGTTCTTCAGGCCAATCGTTAGCCTGGCACTGACGAGCAGTTGCTTTATCAAGTAGATGTATACCGACTTGACTGGCTGCGCCAGCAGTAATGGCAGTGAACAAAACAAAGATAAACAGTTGAGCTTTAATCATGATTCAGTTGAGTTGGTGTTGAGTTGAAGTTGCTACGTTTAACGTCCAGCTCGACGATGAGTCAATGTAATCACAATTGATATCTAAGTTCCTGTTGAGTGACTGTCCTGTCTGGCAAAGGGGAGAGGGCGGAGCAGCAGAGTCCTATACGCAACATAATAATATGATCATATAACGATATCGTTATGTATTTACGTGTTAATTGCGCGTCTTGTTGATAATCATTCTCAATAATTTATCCAAAATTCGCACCACTATACCCCACCCTATCCTTTCCTTGACCATCACCCCCTTTCTTTTTTTCTATACACATTACGTGTCGCGTAGGGGTCTGGAGAAGGCCCAGAAATTTTATTTTCCTTTTTGGGTGCTATATGAGGCCGGTTTTTTTGACAAAAGTGTCGGTATATCTAGGGTTTTGCCCTAATTTTTAAACAAAAAGCCAGGGTTTTATCCCTGGCGTTTATCAAATTTTAAGTTTTTGATCTTAATCAATATTTGTTCTAGCCCATTTCACGGCTGCAGTCGCAGCTTTTGCCCTTTTTTCCAAATCAGGACGCTCTTGATTTAGTTTATCGCGTGCGCCAATAATAAAATTGGTGACTGTAAGGTTATCAACACCCTTTTTTTCCATTTCTTCGGCTTTGTCTGCAATTGCGGTTAGAGCAATGCCTCTTTCCAACCGGTTCTTAGGATCCATTTTGCCGTTATCAAAGCACTTTTGCTGATAACAGTCTACTGTATTTATTTTTCTCCTGGTTTTTTACGTTTAGAATGCAAATAGCAAGCAGAATTACAAATAAGGTATCAAATGGCTTTAGCACCAGCTGACTTTTATGCTTATAGCCGTGCCACCGGTGTTTCAATACCAGAAGATCCAGAAGAAAGGGCTCAGTTAGCTCCAGAGGTACTTGAATTTCGCCGCAATCAATTAAAATCTTCCCAACAAGAGTCAAACCCACTGGCTGCTCTTGGTACTGCAGCAGCCGCTGTGGGTGCGTTAGCTGGTTTGGGGTTTGGTGCTGCCAGATTACTTGGTCGTGGGCGACAGATCCCTAAAGCTACGGGCCGTTCTGCTACCGCTGGAGTACGCCAAGTTGATTTGGGTAATGTTGAAGCAGTACGCCAAGCTTCTGCTGCCACTATCCCTGGAGCATCACAACCCGCTCCTAGTAAAATGCCGCCTTCCGTAGCGGTTGATGAAGAATATCAAGCATTTAGACCTGATCCAAAAGAATTTATTAGTCGTGACGTTGCCGAAGCACGGCGTCAAGCTGCAACACAAAATCTTCTTCAAGCTGCTCAACAACGCAGCATGCCTTATCAGCTGGAGATTCCAAATATTAAGCCAACTTTGATGGGTGTGCGTTACCCAGGGGTTACAACTGGAGATATTGTTACTGGCGAGCTGCAATATCAAGCACCCTCTCGATCTCTTTCTATTGCACCTGAACAATTATCTCTTGGACTAAATACTTTAACTTCTATTCAAAATGCTTCTAAACCACTCAATCTTAACCAATTTAATAACGCGGTTGAATCTGGTACAAACCAAATCATTAACCGTGAGAATCTTCAGTTACAACGTTTGACTGACCAAGAAAAAGTTGAGGAAGCTACATCAAGTTTTATTAGCCAACGCTTAAACAATATCAATCGAGGTTACGGCCCTACACGCGGTGAGCTTCGCGTTCAGATGACCGAAGGTCAGATGGATGCTTTTAATCGTTTAATGGCTTTAAGCGAAGAAGAGGCTCTTGGTCCCATTCCAGAACGCACTGCTTTAAACATTGGGCCAGAAGCACGGATTACTAAAACTGCTGCCGGAGGTGCTATTCGTGGTGCATCCCCCAGCTATCAAATCTTTACGACAGAAGATCGCCCACGGCAGTTATCGCCCACCGCCGCAAACATTCCCCCGGAACTCGGCCCAGATGTACCTGGTAGTCAGAGGGCAACAGGTGGTTATGTTCCAGAGTGGTTATCGCAAGCAACAGCGGGTAAATCATATTCATTACCAGAAGGTGAGACGGGTCCTTCCAAACAAGAAATCATGTATTCCGCTCTGGATCGTATTCGTCCAGAGGCAAATGAAGTAACGCCTGGAATTGGTGTTTACGGCATTGAGCCGGCGTATGTACCTGGAGCGCAAAGCAAAGTTACTGGCGAATACTCTGAAGCGGCATATCGTAAACCTACCGCCGTCTCACGCGGCCAACAAAAACGTAATCCGTTCTCCGGTTTATCTGATGCGGATATAATTCGTATTAGTGAATCTGCACCGCCTGCGCAAGCAAAAGCAATGCAGCAACAACTTGCAGCTCGCCGCTCTGTCGATGTTTCTCGTGATATGACAAGAATCATGCAGAGCTATCCCAAAGAAGTTGCACAACAAAAACTTATCGAATACGTCCAGACTTTAAGGGGTTCTATCTGACATGGCTGAAGAAAAAAAGAAAGACAAAAAATGGATTCAGGGCATGGAGATGAAGGAGGGTGCCTTCACAGCTAAAGCTCGGCGTAAAGGTATTACTTCTGCTCAGCTGCAGGAGAATGTTTTGTCTAATCCAGAAAAGTATGACGAAAAAACGGTAAAACAAGCACGGCTTCGCAAAACACTGGTAGGGTTAAAAAAGAAGAAAGACAACAAACCTGAAAGCTGATGGCCAAAGATTATCGCTTAGACCTTGGTCGTTATATCGACTACTCAAAAGATGTCTTTGCGCAGAAAAAACAACTTAATTTTGACGATCTCTTTTCGGCAAAAGCATCGACAGGCGCTGCGCCTTGGATGCCAAGTAGGTTTGAGACTTCAGACCTTCTGCGAAAAATTCAAACGCGCAAGTTAAGGCTTAATCCCAGCCTTAACTTTGTTGGTGATCAACCGGAAGAATACGAAGTATTTGCAAATATTGGTCGGTTTACTCGTAGAGATAAATATGATTTCAATACTGGTCGACCGCTGACGCGCCTGCGTCCAGAAGAACAACCTGGCTACAACCCTATGTGGATGGATGCCTATAACTTAAGTCCAACACTTAGTCCTGATGATCGGGTTTCTAATCCAATGCCACGATTAACAAATCCGGATCCGAATGGTTATATCATGGCAGCTGCTGAAAATAGAGCCAAGAATGAACTGGAAGGTAACAAATCTGTTTCACAACTTATTTCTTCAAAACCAGAAGAAAAAACCACAGATGGTCCTTCTGAAAAATCAGATTATCGCTCTGCGCCAGAAGTAAAGTCTGCTTAAGGTTTAATACCCACACTTTATAATAAAAAGAGAACGAGTATATAAGTGGCATTCCAACGTCTTCTAAATTTTGTTGGCCGTAACTTGCCAAAAACTGCAGCAGAAGTTGCGCCTGGCACTTTATTGTCCGCAGGGTTTGGTCTTCTGGAAGGCCCGACCGCCGCCGTTGCGTACGGCTTAGGCGATATTGCTGGCAGCGTCCCAGCAGTACTGGCGGCAAAAGCATTGGGTTCGCGCATCAAAAATCCAGTTCTTGGCATGAAGCCAGAAACCGTAAGGGGTGGTTTAGAAGCGGGAGCAAATATAGCGGGTTCACTTGGCGGTACTATGTTGACTGCCAATATGTTGTACGGAAACCAATACACACAAACACCACAAGTTCAACAACAAATTGAACAACGAGCACTTGTCAATAATGCTCCGCTTCAAGCACAGCTTGTTTCCCCTGGCACTCAATTCCAAATGGCAGGGCTGCCAGATGCCAGTCAATTCGAGCAACTGCTTAATCAACGTGGCAACTGGACTCAGTATTTAAGCCCAGAAGATCAGGCTTTACTCTCTGGAGTCATCTCACCCCGTCTGTAATATGTTCCAGCAATTTCTCAACAAACTTGCAACGGGTGCGCGTAAAAGTGCAGAAGCGACAAAACTTGCTTCTGAGTTTGATCCAAACTTACCTGCAGGCATTAAACAGGACGTTGAACGTAATCCAACAATTCTTAAAAGCATCCCAGGTTTGCGTGGGCGTTACCATGACGAGCTGCGTCGCTTGGGTGTATCTATTAAAGAAACACCCGTCGAGGCAATGGGTGCTTTTGGCACTCGTCTTTTGACCGATCTTACGAATGACGGTACGCGTGGTATTTATTGGCGTTATAACCACCCCCTCGCATGGTTGGAAGAAGGCGCTAAAGCTGCAATTGGTGAAAAGGCATATAAAGAACTTGGTCCTACTAAAACAGGTCTAATTGTTGGCGCTGGTGTTGCACTGCCCGCAACTGCGTTAACTGGCGCATATGACATCTTGAACCCAGGGGAGATGTTTCGACCTAAAGGTTTTGCTCAAGGATATGCAGAAGAAGGTTCAGAAGATCGCCGTCAAACTTCACAGCCTGTTCCTGAATTGTTTGAGCGTTTCTTCCTGGGGCGCACTGGCCGTCCGTTAAATTACGAAACAGCCAAAGAAGATATTCCGTCTTTAACACCGGAACGTTACGGTAATTATTTGCGTAATTACTACCAAGACCATGGGTTCATGGGTCTCGTTAAAGCAACACCTGAGAACTTGCAAGGTGTACCAGAAGCTCGAATCCTTGGTTATCCAGTTACTATTCCTTCTGTTACAACAGCGGCTGGCGGTATTGCAGGTGCAGCGGTAGCCATTCGTACTGCACCAACTGTTAAGAATGCATTCCGTCGCGGCCTTGCTGGAGCGGCACTGGGTTCTGGTGCTGGTGTTATTGCAGGTAATTTGGCTAACTCTGTATTAGCATCAAGAGCAACAGAACAAACCATGCCAACAACTGCTCAGTATGAAATGATGCAGTGATAGAATCTATTTAATACCAGACTTCCATACATATGTTAATGCCGCAGTTTGGCAATATTCCAGGATTACCTACTGGCTCTAGGCCTTTTGCTCCGCCGCTGACGCCGCAACAATTAATGCAAGCTGGCATGGATCCTCGTGCCTATTATGGTGAACAAACGGCTGCTGCTGGTGCAACACCTGTAGGCGCCCCAAAGCCTCCGGAACCCGGTGCTGCACAACGCATTCGGGAAGGTCTACAGGGAGCAGCGGGTATGGGTCAGCAGTTTCTTAATACATTCATGCAGGGTGCTGGTGCGCTGCCCGTTGGTCGTCTTGGTGCTGCTGCTGGGATGATCGCTCCGGTGATGGAAGCAGTTGGTGAAGCGCAAGCTGGTCGCCCTGTGGGCGCATTAGGTGCTATTGGTGGTGGCGCAGCAGGCGTTGGATTAGGTGCTGCTGCCGCTCGCATGCTTCCCGGTCCTTACGGCAAGATTGCCGGCGCCATTCTTCCTGCTGTTGGCGGCCTTCTTGGCGCTCCAACCGGTGCTTCTGCTGCTGAGTCTATTCGCCAGAAAGTAACAGGTGAGCCTACCAAGGGTAAAGAGGGTGAGTTTAGTACTCAAAAAGCAATTGCTGAGCAAGTAAATGAGCTTGGTATTACGCAATACCGTGATCAAATGGGTGTATATACCAGTGCCCTTAAAGATCTTTCCAAGCATTATTCCGATCAACAATATTACGATCTGCAGCGCAATATGCCATTGATTGAGCGTATGAAGAATTCAGAGCTTGTTCGCCAGCAAGCTTTAAATGCTCATATGGCACAACAGCAGGCCATGCTTGGTACTCTCGCCACAGGTGGTGCTCTTGCTCAAGGTGCACAAGCTGAATCTGGTGCAACCCTACGTACAGCACTGACTTCTGCCCCATACGCAGGTTCTGTTCTGCAAGCCCCGCAAATTCGCTTTGGTTGATCATGGCAACAAGAAACTTTTTTGATTCGCCAAATGCGCTGAAGTGGGTTAGCTATTACGGCAACCAAGCTCCAGGAGCTGGTGTACAACCCACAATGGCTGACTTTGCTCCCCCTGGGACCATCCAGCAAGGTACGCCGATTGCCCCGGCTCCAGGCGGCATGCAGACACCTCCCATCGCTGGTCAAACCCAAGCTGGTAATGTTTATCAACGGGTGATGTCTCAACTCCCACCAGAGTTGTTTGGTGACGACAAAGATCCCATGGCCAAATACATGCGGTGGTCTGTTTTCCGCGATATGTACGAAAATGATCCTGAGATCATTAAACAGCGCGGTGAAATTTATGGCAATATTATGAACGAGATGGCCGATAAGGCAAATGCCCGCGCTATGCAGGGCCATCTTTTTGCTGGTCTTCTTAATCTTCCCAAACAATTCTCCGCTGCTGCAGAGCGACGCATGGAGTACCTTCCGTATCAAATGCAAGCTGCTCAGCCGCCCCAAGTCTCCCGCTTTGTGACACGGCAATACGCAACGGCTGTTTAATACTTGTTGGTTACAATAGTAAATAATACTTTTAACACATGAACTATACAGGTACTGCTTTTGGTTCCGGTCTAAACCTGGCACCAGGTGCCTTTAATATGGCTTCCAGTGGCTTTAGCGGCGGGGGCGGTCTTGGCGGCCTCCTGGGATCCTTGAATCCCATGCAGATGGCTGGTATGCTTGGCGTTGGCAACTTTGGTGCCAGTATGATGGGACAAGAAGCAGCAGGCGCTTCTGGTCAAGCAGCACTTGATACGATGGCTACGCTGCGTGATATTGATTTCGGTGGAGATCTTTTTGCAACAAATAAAGATATTTTTGAACAAAGAGACATGCCCCGTTTCTTTGATCAGTATCGCGCCAATAATCCGTTCTATCGTCAAAATCAAGCACGTGCCGCACTTCCAGAACTTGCTGGCCGCTACGGACGCTTTGGTGCTTTTGTCTCTTAAGTCCTGTTCGTTTAAAATGTAAATACTGTAAGTATTAGATATGTCTTTTAGTCTTGGTGGGTTACTTGGGGGCATTGGCTCTGGTGCTGCCACTGGTTCAACATTCGGTCCTATCGGCACGGCAATCGGTGGCATTGCCGGTGGCTTGTTTGGCGGCTTTGGTGGCGGCGCTGCTATTCAACCTCCTGTTTATCAGCCAACACCACTGCAGGAAGATTTAATCAAATATGGCGAAAGACAAGTACGTGCGACTAAAGCCACCAAAAATCGCATTTTATCTGAAGCGCAGATGTATCAGCGTGCCGGCAACCCCGGTGCTGCAGAAAATCTTTTACAGCAATATATTAATCGGTATGTAAATAATAAAAAGTTTGAAAAAGAGTTAACAAAAAGCTATCAAGTAGATCCTGACTATTCTCAAACTGGCTATTGGCGTGCAGCGGATGAGTTGTATAAACAGCAGAATTTAAGCTTTAGCCCTGAAGATTTTGGTGCTTTTGTTGATCGTGCAAAAAGCTTAAATATCCGCAGCCCCCAAGCTTTTGGCGACATGCTCAAACAACAGATGGTTGCTCGCGGTCAGGTCATGACGCCGCAACAAGAACAACTCAGCATGATGTTTGGTGATCCTTATCGCGACGAAACGGGGCGTTATACCAATTATTATCGAACACCAGACTTCGCTGGCATGCTGGCAAAATATGGACCCAATACCGGAACTGCTACAGTTTCAACCAACCGCGCTTAAACTAAAAGAAAACAATAAATACAATGCCAAGAAGAAACCGATCATCTAACATAACCCCCATCTCTTTGGGACCAACAACATATTCTTCTGGTTTTGTTGGCCCTTTGCCGAGAAGTTCTGTAAGTCCTACTTATTCAGGCGGTGGGTTTGTTCCTTCTGGCACAGTAGTCCCATCTGGTTATGGCACTTACTGGGAAAATATTTATGGAGGTGAACTTGCTCTTGGCAAACAGCGTGGTGATTACGATGTACAGCTGGCACAGATCAGCTATAGCGGTCTTGTCAACTCAACAACTATTCGTGCGGAAGCCGATAAAGAAATCCAGCGTTCCCGCGCAGATACAGATCGTTACGTAGCAGATATTGGTCTTCAGGGTACTCGTTTACAAACAGAAGCCCAGCGCTATGCAGCAGAGCTTGGTCTTCGTGGCACCGAAGTTCAAGCTGGTGCTCAACGTTATTTAGGTGAGCTTGGTCTGGAGGGCACCAAGTACAGTGCGGATAAAGAAGCTGAATGGCGTAGAGCTGTTGCTGGGCTTGAGATTGAGGGGCGTTTACAACTGCAACCAATCATTAACGCAGGCTTAGCTCGTGTCGCAGAAATTGAAGGCGACGCAGCACGCGATGTTGCGGAAACCACAGGGCGGTACGGCCTGGAATCGACAAAAACACGTGCTGAAGCGGATAAATCACTTGGTAAAATTCAGCTTGCTGGCAACATGTACAATCTTATTAACGCAGCTTTTGGTTGATATACTATAAAATATAAACAGAACAACTGATTGATCATGACAAGCTCTGTTCCCACTGGCCAGACTGAAGCCGACGATTATTTCAACATTGATCGTTTTCAGCAGCTGCTTGACAAGCTGGAAGCCTCCAAAGGTCGCCAACAGCGTCAAAAATCTGTTGAAGGCCGTCGCGACGTGTTTGCCCAAGGCCTGGCAAGCATGATGAGCAACTTCTGATAAACAAATAATTAACTACAATGACATCCAGCGTTCCCGCAGGTCAGTCGGACTTAGACGACTGGTTTGATTTAGATAAATATAAGCAAGCTGCTGAAGTAGCTTATAGTTTCTCTAAGAAAAAAATGGAGACCGCTGGTGAACAAGAACGTGAAACCATTGGCAAAGGCGCAGAAGAACAGCGCACCTCCGCTGAACAAGGCCAGCAGTTCAGGCAATCGGACGAAGCAAGGGACTACAACCAGGCCCAACGAGCTTATCGATATTGAGTTATTTGATCAATGGGTCGATAACTTAACGTGTTCTGAACAAGAAGCCTTTACCGCCTTTGCCGCTAGTAATTACTCTGTAATTGAAAGCTTCCTTTATGCTCGTTTCCTTGGGTATAACGGAAGCATTGTTTGTTGCGAAGCGTGGGTAAACGATCGGTATCCAAAACCGGATCACCGTAAGACCTTGCTTTACGAAATCTCTGAAATGCAAGAAGACATCCGCAAGCTTCGTGGCGATGTGGATGACGGTCTGGTAAAACGTGATGCCGGTGTCGCCCGCATTGCTTCTATGCAAAAAGAACTACGTGGCACAATTGCTCAGATTGAGCAGTTTGTTAACAACAGAGATCGCAAAGGTTTGTTAATGGCTGGCGCTGATCGCGCCATTCGAGAGTTGCTTTCTGTCTTCAAGGATGATCCAATTGAAATTCCTTTGGAAGAAGCTTCAATGAGCGTATGGGCTAAAATACAATTTGATGAAGGTTAACTTAAAGTAGATAAATGGATCCCAGTACCCCATCACCAGCGACTTCTGATGCCCGTCTTGCAGGCGGGCTGATGTCTGTCGTTTTACAACTACAGAAGAATCGCTTTGGTGGGGTTCGTGAACTCCAGGGCTCCCCAATTGGCGGAGAAACAAAAGGATCTGCTGTTTTAAATGCTTTAAGTAAAAACAAACAACAAAATGACCAAGAACAAAATGCCGCCCCAGCTCCTGGAGCACTTCAAGAAAAAGGAAGCCAAGAACAAGGACGGCAGCGAGATGTCGGACAACGAGAAGCGCAAGGCCGCTTTGGACAAGGCCCGCAAGTATAAAAGTCAAAAAGGCAAAGAAGACAAAGAAACCGAAAAGTAAGTTAGTATTCAGTAATATTCTGAATACTTAAGCTGTGCCCGCATACCAACATCTTGCTTACCGTCGTAATGCCAGAGCTGCGGCACAGCAACAGCAAATTAGGCCACCCAAAAACGCAGCTGCTCTTCAACGTGCGCGTGAGGATTTTGGCTTCTTTTGTGAATACGTTGCAAATAAACCTCCCGCCGAGCACCACAAGCATTGGCACCGACACTTTGTCACAGAGCAAGATAGTAGTTGTCTGATCAAGATTGCTGGTCCCAATATTGATTTACTTGCACCACGGGGATCGGCAAAATCTACAGTCCTTGGCCTTTTAACCGCATGGGCTATTGGTATCCACACGCATGCCAAAATGCCGCTGCAAATTTTATACCTTTCCTATACCGTTGATATTGCACGGTCTAAATCGGCAACCATCAAACGTATCATTGAGAGCAAACGATATCAAGAAGTTTTTCCTAAAGTCCGTTTACTGAAGAGCGCGACCAGTAACGAGTATTGGTCTATTGATCACAAGTTTGCTGGTATCAGTACCACAGGTGAAGAACAATTCACTCTTTGCGCTGCAGGCTTGAAAGGCTCGGTGACATCAAAACGATCTCACCTTGTCATGATTGATGACGCTATTAAATCTGCAGCTGATATTGCAAACCCAGACATCCGCAAACAAATGCAAGAGAACTGGAATGCGGTGATTGCGCCGACCATGTTTGAAGGCGCCAGGGCCATTTGCCTTGGAACACGCTTCCGCCATGATGATATTCATGCAACGACATTTAATGAACAAAACAACTGGCGTCAGATTGTTCTATCTGCCATCTTGAATGATCCCAAGACAGGAGAAGAGCTTTCTTATTGGCCAGAGATGTGGTCACTTGATTACTTGAAAGAAAAGAAACGGCAAGCTCCAATTGCTTTCTCTTTCCAGTACATGAACCAGGTCATCAGGCAGAATGAGCTGTCGCTTGCACCTGAACTAATTGTTAAAGCAGAAATTGCAACGGAGTTTGACACGCTTGGCTTGGGTGTGGACCTTTCTGCTGGCACTAAAGAAAAGAATGACTACACCGTTATGGTCCTTGGCGGACGCATTGGTGATCAGATTCACGTGATTGATTACAGACGCATTCGTGTCATGGGTAATCTAGAAAAACTTGATGCAATGAAAGAATTGCTTCACGACTGGTCAGTACTTGGTGCTGATGTGAATGGTTTGTATTTTCCTACACATTCAACCTGTGACATTTATTCGGAAGCAGTTGCGTACCAAGCTTCCTTGGAGTCAGATTTTAAACGTGTTTGTTTAAATGGCGAGGGCCTTTGGAACCTGCTTTGGCATCCAGTTAAAGGTTTCCGTTCTGACAAGCTTGCTCGCTTCCGAGGTTGCATGGGTCTTTTTGAAGAACGCAAGATCATCTTTAATCGTTATCGCAACTTCACGGCAATGTTTGAAGAACTTACGAACTTTGGTGTTAGTAGTCATGATGACTGTGTTGATGCGTTGGTATTTTTAATCAACGGTCTTATGCGTAAGGGCAACCTTCAGGTTGATTACTGAATTTAGAATGAATAAAAAGCTTAATTTCAGTGGGACCCGAATATTTGGCCATTGGTTTGACCGCTGTTATATCAGCGGTGACCGGTGGCTCCTGGGTGGCAACCAGGATCTTGCATAATCATCAAGACAAGATACAACAGGCAATGAGTTATACCAGTTCACAGAAACGTCGAATTGATCTCTTGGAAGACCAAATCAACCGCATGCCACTTGACTATGTACTTAAGGTCGACTTCTTAAGAGAAATTCAAGAAATGCACGATAATTTTCGTGAGATCAATAATAAACTTGATAAACTGATGGAAAAGCTTCTGAGCAAATGACAAGCTACATCCTTGAAGTTCAAGAAGACGATAGCGGGGAACTTTTTATTGCTTTACCTGACGACATCATTGATCATCTTGGCTGGCAAGAAGGTGATCTTTTGAATTGGGATATTAAATCAGAAGGTATCATTCTTTCAAAAGTTAATGATCCCTCTAGCTATGAAGTTGTAGAAGACTAGAATAAGAAAAACGAGTAGTCACATGTACATGTTTTACGGCGGTGAATCAAACGTACCTGGGGCACCCGGTAATTTATTTGCTGGTGGCCCTAGTTTTGACAGCAATCGTACCCCTGGGTCACTTGGGGGTCGTTCCGGTGAGCAGCTAAAGAGACTGTACGAAGGCGGCACTCAACAAAACCAGCAGTTAAATGATGAACTGCGCAGGAGAGGTATTCTTCCTGGCATGGGTCCTCAGCTGCCGCTTGCATATAATTCCATGCAGGGCCCCATTCCAATGGGCAACGCTGGTTTCTTTGCTGGTCCACAGATGGGCCAAGTTCCCGCTGGATTCCAAAATAAATTTGTTTCTTGATGAAAAAGAAAAAACTTGTAAAAAGAGCTCTTAAACAGCCGGGTCTATACACTCCGGCTGAGCTTGAGTATTTTAAACGCTGGTTATACCTGCGAAAGCAGCACAAAAAAGCTGCTAAGATGAAATTAAATAACAGGGAAAATATTAATGGCTGACGCCAAGGCTCGTCTTCAAGAAATCATTAATTCTTATCTTGAAAAAGATAGTGACATTGTTGTCGACACTGGCGTTGTAGCGTCTCATATTGCTCAGATGAAGTTATTTGGCATCCGACAGGGTGTTGAATTTTTTCCTTCTCAAGACAATTTCGGTGCACAACGCAAAGATTTTCTTGATCGTGTGCTGAAATACAACAAAATGGATACACGCCTGGATTCAATCTGGGAGTATTTCCTGTGCGATGGAAAAGGGTTGTTTTATATTCGTCCTACTGAACAGAGCTACCGACTTTACTATTTCCGTCAACACGAATATCGAGCGTATTACAACGTTGATGGTGAGCTGGATGAAGTTGTAATCATTTACAGCTACAAGGTGCGTCGTGGTAACGGCTTTGGCAATGATATTGCTGTTAACAATATTTCAGGCACTCAATCAACTTGGAATCCCGGAGCAAAACGCTATATCAGGCTTGCAATTAAACAAAGGGAGATTGAAGAAACGCACTCTGAAGCCGAGCTTTCTTTTGATGTTCCCACCTATGCATTAACGGGTACAACAAAAACATTTAAAAACAGTCTTGGTTTTATTCCTTGCGTTGAAATTTTTAATAATCCCAAGGGGTTCTCAACCGAAGGCGTTGGCGAATTTGATTCCATGGCGAATCACATTTGCACCCATGATGAATTAATGCGTACTATTCGAAAGAATATTACTTTCTTTGGTAATCCAACTCTTCTTTCTTCCAGGCCAAAGACAGACCTGATGGAGTCAGGTGATAGTGCAACAGTTCAGCGTCCTTCTATTGCAGCAAACTCGGGCTTCACGAGTCCGTCACCCTTAAGCCGTTCCATGTTTAAGGCTGATCCAGTCAGTCGTGGCGTTGATGGTGCTATCCGTGTGCCACGCATCATTGCAAACCTGGAGCCTAACGATCGTGTTGGTTACATCGTCCCAGATGCAATTACTGGAGACCAGAATGCATTCGCTCGTCAGTACCGAGAAGAAATTCGTACCGCATTAGGCGGTGTTGATGAGTTATCAATTTCTGCTGGCGTTACCGCAACAGAGTACAAGTCTCTGTTCGGTCGTGTTGCTGCAACATCAAAGAAAAAAGCAAATGCTATTTACACTCATGGTATTTGCCGTTGTCTTGAACTGATTATTTATCAAGAAGAACAGCTTTTCAAGTCGACGCTTGCAGCTGCAGCAGGTATCGAGAAACCAGTTGATCTTGCTACTGGTGCCACCCCGGAAGAAGAGCAGGCATATAAAGAAGCAATGAAACAATACAATGACATCTTAAAAAGGCTTATGCTTGCTTGTATTGAGACCCAGGTAATTCCACCTGGAGTAATGGGTCTTATACCTGATGGTGATGTCACGGTTCTTTGGCGTTGGTTGGGTCCTGTCTATGAGGAATCAACTCAAGACATCCTGAACAACTCCATTGTCGTGCGAAATCTTCAGGAATTAGGTGTTGATAGCATTGAAGCACTGAAATACCTCTTCCCGTCTAAGACGGATGAGGAACGGGCCGAGATGCTATCTGGGTTCCCGTTCAGGATGGTGAATGAGTTGCAGGGTGCTTACGCTGCATTCTCAAAACTAGTGGGGGGAATGATGCAGACTCCTCACCCGCAAGCCCCGGATTTACCGATGGCTGCGGATCCAAGATTGGATTTAACGCCATATCTGTATCGAACATTAGAAGCTCTACAAAAGGAGATGAGTTATGCAGGACGCTACCGTCCAATCGATCCCACAGACGAGCCAAACTCCGGCAGCGGTGGCTCCAAGCAGTTACGTGGTTCCGAGCCCCAGCTACCAAGCAGCCCCGGTCCAACAGGCTCCAGCTCCGTACCAGGTGGGTACCAGCTACCCGCAGGCGGTTCCTCAGGCGGCCCCCAGTTACCAATCCGCCCCTACTCAGTACGCCCCCCAGTCCCAACCGGAAGCTCCGAGCAGCAACCCATGGGAATCGGCGTTCAACAAAGTGGTGAACCTGCTGAGCGCACCAGTTCAATCCCCGTTCCAGACTCAACCGTCAGCTCCGACGACCCAGTACGGTCAGGCCAACTACGGGCAGCAGTACAGCAGCCCAGCTACGCAACAATCGGCTCCGCAGACCTGGTCTCCCAACCAGACATTCTCGCCCAACTCTTCCCCAACTTCCTCCAATCTCTCCTTGGAGCAGGCGGCGCAAGCAGTGGTGCAAAACCTCAGCCCGGAAAGCCAGTTCGTAATCAACGCGTACGGCCTGGAAGCGCCCGCAATCCTAAATAACTATGCTCTCCAACTGGAGAACATGCTGGATAGCGCTGTTGCTTGGGGCGGTCAAGCCAAGGACATGATCGAGAACTATGCCAAGTTCGCTGTAAATGAGCACCAAGAGAACCTGGCATATAACGAGATCCTGACCAATCCTGACGTACTGAGTGATTACACTCTCAAGTTCTTTGGTCCGGAAGGTCCATACCCTGTGTATGAGAATGAGACTGAACTTGAGACTCAGGGGTATCCCACTCAGGCTGTTAACCCCATGACCAACGCTCAGTTCCCTGCTCCTCCCGCTGCTTCTGCTCCTCAGCAACCTGAAAATTTCTGGGGCAGCTTTAAGCAACAAATGGATATGGACCCCAGCCAAGCTTGGCGCCTTCTGAACCATGCTCAACCTCAAGTTGTTGCAAATAAACTCTTTGTGATGGAGTGATCCATGCGACCATTAGGACAAACTCGTCCTCTGATTGCATACGGAGTTCCCGCCGCTGCCGGTCTGGCAGTTGGCGGGGCTCTTTCTGCACAGGGTGAAGATCCAGGTAGTGCAATCCTTGGCGGCTTAGGTGCTGCTCTTGGTGCACGAGGTGCATTAGGTGCTGGTCGTCTGGCTGGTAAATATGCCCCAGAATTACTGAATGCAGTGCAAGAAAAAGCTGTTATTCCACTCGGCAACATTGTTGGCGACATTGGCCGCAATCTGCCAGAAGGCGCGAATAAGCGCAGTCAAATTGTTGGTAAAGCTGCCGATATTATTGCGGCAGCTGAGGGTGCCACTGTTGGTCCGAAAGGTCAGCAATTGGTATCTAGGCTCACTGCTGGCCTCGGCGCACCTGCTGCCGCTGGCGCAGCTGGTTTAGGTGGTGTTGCCCTTGGTGCGATTCCTGGCGCTCTCGGTGTGCCTGGTTTCGTTCAAGGTGGTGCCATTGATCCAGAATCTTATGGTTCCAGCAATTCAGAAGGTGCTCGTTACAAAGCACCAACCATGCAGTACATGTAACTTTAAGTTTACTACCTGCTAAAATTTGTGTTAGATAAGGCACACGTGTCTTTATCTTTCACCCGATAAAAACACTGACACTGGAGGATAAACCAAGGTGTTTATTGATAGCTGGTTCAGGTCCTGGTAAGCAATAAATTGCTTCAACTGAACGCTCAACGTTGTCACCCCATCGAGTAATTGATGGGTGCAAACCGGATGAATTCAGGGAAGCCCTAACGTAAAGACGAGGGTAATCCTGAGCCAAGCCAATCAAGTCGTGATTGGAAGGTGCAGAGACTACTGGGGGTAACACGATCTTGTTACGTAATACCAGATTTAGCGTCCGGCATCCCACAGGGATGAAGAGATAGTCCACCCCTCTAAGAAACTAGAGACCAGGAGAACGATTTTCCAAAAATCTTGGGTGCGGAACTCTATCGTCCCCATCCTGCTTACATTGCCGAAATGGCTGTGGAGCCTGTGGTTGTCCACGACTTCACCCGTCAGCCCGGTCAAACCGTTCAGTTAGATCGCTATAAGTTCTGGGGTACCCCTGGTACTAAGGACAGCCGTGAGCGTATTGCCGATCAAACGATTGGTACCGCTAACAGCCGTAACATCACCAAGGAAAAGGTCCTGGTGGTGCTTAAGGAATACACCGGTCCTGCAGATCCGGGCGATCCGACCCAGCCCAGCACCTTCAAGATTGCTCGCGAAACTCTGATCACAGCTCAGCGTCTGCTGCTGGATTCGGGCAACCTGAATATGTTCCACCAGTCGATTGGTAGCCTGACGCTGCTTGACGACTACCGCCGTTGGCGTGACCGCGTGTTCATTGATGAACTCGCCAAAGCAGAAGCCAATGGTGCTGCTTCTACCACCCAAGGTGGCTACTTCTTCCCCGGTGGCAAAACCAAGGATTCTTCCGGTCGTATCTCCTACACCGGTACTGAGTACACTGCCGACCTGCAGCAGTTCTCGGTGCGTACCGACCTTCTGAACGTTGTTAAGGATCTGCGTAAGCGCAACACCCCTACGTTCGCTGATGGCCTGTATCGCTGCATTTGCGATCCCACCTTCATGATGCACCTGCGTCGTGACCCAGACTTCCGTGAGATCGCCCGTTACGCTGGTAACCCTGGCCAAGGCATGTACATGGGCAACCCCATGATGCCGAACAATGCCAGCTTCTACATGGGTCCTCAGGCTGGTCAAGGTTACTTCCTGGCTGGCGAACCTGTGATGCCTACCGGCGTTCAGTTTGAAGGCGTTAAGTTCTTCGAGTCGACCAACTTCCCGACCAAGAACATCACCACTTCTTTCGATGGTGGTTCGACTTATGCTTCCAAGGAAGTTGCCCAAGGCTTCTTCTTCGGTCCTCAGTCTGTTGGCGTTGGCATCGGCGGCCCGAACGCTCAGGTGCTCATCAACAACAACGATGACTTCAGCCGCTTTATCATTCTGATTTGGCAACTGTACGCTGGTTTTGAAATCCTCAATAAGGACTTTGTTACCACTGCTTACAGCTACGTCCAAGATGACGGTACTGTCTGATAATTAGTACACAAACAAAACATAGGAAAAGATAAATGACCTATTTGTCCGCTAAAAAAATCTACCCAGGCAACTGGGCTGAGCCTCTGAACGGCTGGTACAAAAACATTGATACCGACGACAGCGGCAGCACTGATGGTTCCAAAGGTGGCCCTACTTCGGTTCTGGCCGTTCCTGGTTACCGTTATTTCCAGCAGCGTGGTTATGTCCCCGTGACAGCCACCTCGGGCGCTGGCGCCGTTGCAAGCGCAGATGTGATCGTGCCTTCGCCTTATCGCCAGGACGACACTCGCCCCGACATCACCGGCATGGTGATCTCTGGTAGCAGCACCCTCCCTGCTTACGTGTATCGCGCCACCATCTCCGTTGCTTCTGGCTGGGGTGATGGTCGCGTTGCTTCCGGTATCTACGCTGCTACCGGTAACGTTCTCTCCTTCGGTCGTAGCAACGGTGGTAGCCCTGTCGCTGCTTCTGGTATCGGTGAAGCCGTGATTCAGGCCAACCTGACTTCCACTACTTCCGGTTCGCAGGTCGGTGAGATCTTCTTCGCTGGTGGTTCGGCTGGCTACAGCGCCAACCCGTTCCTGATCGCTAGCGGTGCCGCTGGTGTGACGGCTGGTAACGTCTACTACTCCGCGACTGCTTCCACCATTCTCAAGGTGTTTGCCAAGGAGACTGCTAACAGTACCGCAACGTCTGGTGGCTTCTATATCTCCAGTGGCGATGCAACTGCTGGCCGCACTGGTTACTTTGTGGTTGAAGTGTGCTACATCCAGCCGGATGTTGCTCCTGGCTACGAAGATATTGATGGTTACCTCCTGGGCCGCACTGTTAGCTGAATAAGTTAAACTAGGACCAGACAACATCTGGTCCTATGTCAACTCTTCCAGCATCAATGCTTTATCAGCATAAAAAAACAGGTGCACGCGTAAAGGTTGTAAGTGAATGGGATGATGGCGACTGGTACATGGTCGAAGATCAAGACGGTCGCCTCTTCACTGCTTACAAAACTGAACTTGCCCCTGATGAAGAGGCAACCAAAAAAGTTAAAACTCTTCAGATTAAAGATAAAGCAGCGAAAGAAGAGCCTCGTACTTTCCCACCCGATCACCGTTTAAACATTAATTCAGCTACCGCACAAATGATCGCTGATCATATTAAAGGTATTGGGTTAAAAACGGCACGCGAGATTAAAGATCTTCAGATGTCCTTATCGGGTGAAAGATTTAACAATCTTGAACAGCTTAAACAAATTAAACGAGTTGATTGGGAGGCGGTACTGGCTGCAGACCTCATTCGTGTGTGATTCCTTCTGTAGATAAAACTATTGAGGCCCCTGGGAAACCAGGGGTTTTTTCGTTCTACAATTAAAAATAAAACCTATAATGGCATACGTTCCAATTCGATCTGGATTTACAGGACCAAGCGCAAAAATTGGCGGCTCTACTGATTACCACATCGATTTAAAGATGTTGGAATCCCTGCCAATTGCTGAACGTGTCAAGGCATTGGATACCTTGGCAAAACAATACAGGGGCCTTGGACGTGAGATTGAGTTCTCAAATCCTGCGGTTTCGGGTAAACGCTGGAATCCAGAAGCCGACTTAAGTGATCGTGTTGCATTACTAAACCAAGCTGCTGCTGCACATGCACACAGCAAGCATCCTGGTTGGCAATCTTTAGATTTTTACGTTCCTTTTAAAGGTAAAAGCCGTTTTGACAAAGGGGCTGTAGAAGATGCTTCTATCTTTTTGCCTGGTATAGCAGGAGGCAAAGTTCGTCGCGCATCAGGCGGTGGTTACGGATACTATTCCGAATCTTTAAATCCCGCCGGTCAAGTTGTTTTTCGTGTTGGCCACGGAAACATTGATCGGCCAGAGCAAGGTAATGAGTTAAATGTTTTAGGTCCAACACCAGCCGCACCACAGCTTCCAGCACCAGAAACAACACAGGCACCTTCGCAGCCTCCCGCCAAGGCACAAACAGAAGAAGAGTTTTTGCGTCAATATGTAGAGGATCAAATCAAATCAAATCTTCTTTCTCAAATGTTCCAAAAACGCAAAGACCCATTTGCTGAATTCCAAGAAATGATGCAGGCTTATGGAGGTCTTAACGCACAAGGACTTGGTAATCCTTTGCTTTAATTCAGTTCATCTATAATTAAAAACATACGGAAGTAAACTGTGCAGCTGTCAGATTTTGACAAAAGTAGGGTCCGGTATCATCTGGGCTACTTCACGGTCTCCGTGCCAGCGGGTGATTATGCGCGTCTAGAAGAAGCGCTTAATACTGTGCCTGATTCTTATTTTTACGATAAGATTGTTATTCAACTTGGGCGTTGCGACACGGCCGAGAAGAAAACTGAGGTTGCAACTTCCCCCTCCACTCGTCTGGAAAGTATTGCTGGTGATGTCGATCGTACGATTCGCTCCAGCAATGCAAAAGAAGCTTTAAAGGTATGGGATGAGATCTACCTTTACGAAACCAATCGTTTAGCTGGAATTCTTTACGTACCCAACTATAAAGATCCATTGCAAGCACGGTATCGTTACGAACGTTCAGGTGCTGAATTTATTCAGGCCTTACCTGGACCTGCAGATACTGCAATCGGTTCTCGTTTGTACTTACATGAGATGTGGCGATGATGAATCCCTTCGTTCGCTTATTTATTCAAGGCGCACCTCAGGTGATGAGCGCTGTACAAGGCTTTGGCGCCAAAGCAGCTCCTGCTGTTCGAGCTGTGGCCGATACTGTCACTAATCCTCAGACCTATCGTGCTTTAGCCGGACAAGCTGAACGTGTTTTACAGCGGCCACTGCCAAAACAGTTTGCTGGCCCTAATTTCGGCAACATCCCAACTCGTTTCACTGGGATGATTACCGATCTGACCAATATGCCAGCTGGTGTCGGTCAGGCTGTACAAACAGGTATGGTTAATCGTGCCATCCAAGAAGCTGCTGGTTTTGCTCCAGCATTGTCACGGGGTGTAACGCAAACAGCAGAAGGTGCGCTTCGTGCTCCTATTATTGGCGATGCTTTGCGTACAGGTCAAGCTGTAATTACAAATCCACTGCAAACTGCTATCCAAACTGGGGGTCAGTTTGCAAGAGACCCCGGTTTACGCCGTGAGTTCTTGCGTCAATTTGGTGGAACAACAGAAAAAGCAGCGCGTGCCCTAGCCGGTCAGACAGGATTTGGCCAAGTAGGAAGTTTAGTTCGCAGTCTTTCTCCCGGTGGTATCACAGGGTTAAAAGGCACTGCGGTTCTTGGTGGCATGGGTGGCATGGCATGGGGCCTTGCTGATCCAGTCCCAATGATTGAAGCTGGTGGAAATGTATTGGATTTCTTGCAAGGTAAAGGCTTAGCCTACGATCCAAGTAAAGATTCTCGCATTACACCAATCCAAAATCGCCCTGTTGTTAATCCTGGTGAATTAGCCCCAGATTACAGCGGAGCTTCAGATCGTGAGCAACGCTTTGCGCAATATCGAGATATGGGACAAGGTCCGGTTGGTGGTATTTCGCCGCCAGATTTAAGTGGAGGTTATTCTCCACCACCTGCTCCCGCTGCCCCTCCTTTACAGGAAGCAGCAGCACCTGGAGCACAAGCCGGACAAGTGACACTGCCACCTCCACCAACCTCGCCGTTTGGTCAAGTGGTGTTGTCCAATGGGGCCGGTGTTCCCGCACAACGCCAAAATGTTCAACAACGCGCACTCTCTCAAGAAGTACTTAATGCTGCTCAGCAGTATCCTGCTCCTACAAATGTCCCTCTTCCTGCCTACTATGCGGGCCAGCAGCAATTGGGTAGGAGCATGGCCCAAACGGGAGAGCTTCAGCGCCGTCTGACGGACCTTGGAGCTGCTCCGAACATGGAGCAGGAAGCACTGAAGGCTTGGGTGAGAGCGAACCCTGGTCTTGCGTACCGAGAACTGATGAAACTCCAGAAGACCCAGTAAAACCAATGTCAGGTGCAGCACGAGTCGGAATCCTGCCACAGGCAGATCGGATGGCAATTATTCAAGGCGCCAAACGATTAGGCCTGGATCCATATGAGTTTGGTGCTTTTCTCTCTTTAGAGTCTGGTCCAAATATGGATCCCAACATTGTTGGCGGCGCTGGTGGCCGCTACAAGGGGATGATTCAATTCGGTCCCAATGAACAGAACATTTATGGTATTTCTGGCCAGCAAACAAGAGCTGGGCAGATGCCTAAAGTTCTTCAGTTTTTTGAAGACCGTGGCTACAAACCTGGCATGGGCATTGCACGAGCCTATGCGACAGTCCTTGGAGGCAATCCAAACGTTTCATTAAACGCAAAGGATTCCTTTGGTACATCTGTTGCAGGCGCTCTGCCACGATTCAGGAAAGGCGGTGACTTGTATGAAAATGCAAGGCGTGTTTTAGGTGATATCCCAGTAGGCGGCCCTGGTGCACCTGCTGCACCGAAACCACTAAAATCACAGCCCCAAACTCCGGCACCAGCAGCACCTACCGATTTGGCAGGACAACGTGATCCGGTATTAATGCAAATGGCTCAACAGATTGTTCAACCACTGTTGACACCTTTATTGGCTCCAAGATCTACTCCCACTTCTTCTTCTTTTGGGAATTTCTTGAATATGTTTGGATCCCTGATTCGATAACGTCTATAATAAGTAAAAACAGGACGTATAGCTTTGGCTTCTACATCTACAAATAAACAACCAATGCTGGTTGACCGTCCGTTGTTTGATTCGGTACGGGTTACAACGCAAACAGTTGGTAGTGCTTCTACCAACACACTGTTTGTTCAGGGTGGTCAGGCTCCTTCCATCCTTGTGGATATGGATGCCGCCCTGGAAGAAGACAATAATAGCGGTGGTGTAATTGATTCAATTACGATTTCTCGTAATGATTTTTATCGCGAACCTGATTACACCGTAAATACAACAACTTCTGGCACGCCCATTTCCCTGGTGAGCGGCCAGATTGTTTTTATTTCTGCCACAGGTTCTTTGACTGGTGGTGGTGCGCCTTTCAGTGGTTATGGTTACTACCAATACACAGGCTCCACGACATTAACCGGTATCAATACAGCCCTTAATTATTCGGGCGGTATTGCTTCTGGCTTTGATTACAAAGGTGTATCTTACGGTTATCAACAACCGGTGACCTTTGTGTTTTACCACACCCGTGGTACGACTACTCCAATCCCTGCTTCTGGCGATTATCGAATCTTATTTGCCAAAACAGTCCCAGCAGACAGCGGTGTGGTTGACTGTTCAGACTTAATGCCACAACTGGCTGCACCTGTGATGCACGCAGGTAACACCAATGGTTTAGGCACCACTGCTCCCCTGCGCAATAAGGGCATTTACCTGGAGCGCGGTGATCGCATTTACGTTGGTGTTTTCCCTGATGGTGCAAATGCAGCTGGTTATGCACCAGGCGCTCACGTTATTGCTCAAGGCGGATTCTTCTAAGCCATGTCTCCCTCACGGGGAACTGCTTTTGGTTCATTCGGCAAGACAAAGGACTTTAAGCCGAATGGTGTAAAGCCGATCACGACTGAGTTTTCTAAAGGTAGTGTTCAAGGTTCTATTGCCACTATCAATAGAGAATCAGCCTGGACCCGCTGGCGCAGAGGGTTTGAATTAGCAACTGCTCTTAGCATCAACAATAATTACGAATATTCTTTTAACTATCAAATTCCACTGCCCCCTGGTACAACACAAACCGGTACGAACCCACCGACAATTCCTGGGGTATTTCAAGGATTTCCAACAGTTAACAAAGAATTTGGCATGCACTGGGCAGGCACCCGTGTTGCCGGTAGCCTGCGGCTTGATAATATCCGAAGCTCAAGACTTCTTAGTTCCGACTATTGGCCAAATATTCAATTTGAAGATTACGAAAATGAAGGCCTTCTTTTCGATGATGATACACGTGTTTCTTCTCAGTTGGCTTACATTGAATCGGTAACGGAAGATGCAGATTATTGGTACGTAAAACTAGCGGGTAACTGGAGTACTGCTAATCCATTACCTCCTCCGCTTTACGTTCCTGTACCAGGCGTACCAGGTGGCATTAAGGCCATCAACGGCGAGATACTGGAAGACCGCATTATTACTCAAGGTGGCGTGCCGATTACACGAGATACGATTGATCCTCTAACTCAAAAACGATACGGATACACTCAAGCTGTCCTTGCTGACACTGATCCTTTTACGGGTATTCTAAAACTTAGAAAACAAGGATCCGTTGAAGCCACGCCAGATCGTTTGCTTATAACACCGGCGACAAGACCGCCCACCGTTGGTCGGTTCTTAATGACAGGTACGCGCTATTGCTGTTCTTGCCAGGACTTCACGCGTCGTGATTATGCATATATGACGAATTTGAATAATCGCGCTCAGCGTTACTTCCCAAGAACCAATCTTGCCGCACTGAAGCCTGGTCGCTATGAAATCATGAAAGACCGTAGCGGACGCGTTGACAATAGAGCAATGACATCCGCAACCGAAAACAGGAATATGACTGTTGTTTCCCCAAGTGCTGAATACAACATTCCTCCATCTATTAGCCCGAACTCCTCAACAGAGCCAGGCGCAAATCGTGACAATCCAGGCGTGTTCCGTGATTTTGGTTCTGTTTACTTAAGAAATAACAACCCTTCTCTCCCTGGATCCAGGGCAGATGGAATGCCGACCTACGAAGATTATTCTGCCGTTGGAAATGTCATCACATCACTTACGGATACCTGGACGCCCCTTCTTGATGAAGTGCGATACTGTAAGCATATTTATGCCTTGAAGTTTAAGGAGGGTGTCTTTCCCCCTGAGCCTTCTGATTTTCCTGTGGATATTGGCAGCATGGTGGCATGGGAACAAAAACTTGTAACAGATACAGAAGAGAAGCAAGAGAAAATCAATAGAGAACTTGCCTATAACGCATTGGCTTACATGGATGTTCCTCCTTACAACTGTCAGGCTCCCATGATGATGCCAATGATGCAGAAACTATTTAACGTGCCGTCTACCTTTGTGCGCATGCAAGGGTTTACAATGTACGACAAGAATGGTGCGCCTTATGTGCCATCACTTGGCGAAAAGCCGGGAACATAATTTTTTTCGTTTAAAATACAACAATAAGGACCAAGGCAATACTCCATGCTTCTTTTAACGTCAACATCTGATCAAGTTCAACTGGTAACCGGCAGCGCTGGTTCTATTGAAGTGCACGCGTCATATGTTGATAACGCTAGTGGTACAGTTACCCCTGGTCGTTTAAATACTTTAATTACAACTTCAACAACAACTGTGATTGTTGAGGCACCAGCAGCAACGGTTCAGCGTAATGTTCGAACACTTTTCATCAAAAACGAAGATGCTGGATCCAACACAATTACAGTTAATCACACCAATGGCACCATTGTTTCGACCATTTGGCAAGGCACATTAAACGCAGAAGAAGAACTTGTATTAACACAAGATGGCACATGGCGTTTATATGATGCCTCTGGCTTAGAAAAGGTATACAACATGATTGGGGCTACTGGCCCCACAGGTCCCTCGGGTGGTCCGTCTGGCCCAACAGGGCCCACGGGCCCTTCCGGTGCACAAGGACTCACTGGTGTTACAGGCGCCACCGGCACGCAGGGCACAACAGGTCCCACAGGTGCCACCGGTACGCAGGGCACAACAGGTACCACAGGCGCCACCGGTGTCCAGGGTGCTACAGGCATTCAAGGTGCTACCGGTATTCAAGGAACTACGGGCCCTACTGGCGTCACAGGCATTCAAGGTGCAACAGGTGCTACTGGTGTCACAGGCATTCAAGGTGCTACCGGTATTCAAGGAACTACGGGCCCTACTGGTGCATCAGGGCCACAGGGGGCTACAGGCGTGCAAGGTGCCACAGGCATCCAAGGTGACACAGGTGCTACTGGTGTCACAGGTGTACAAGGTGCTACAGGCATTCAAGGTACGACAGGCCCAACAGGAGCCACTGGCATTGCAGGCCCCACAGGTGCTACTGGGGTACAGGGAGCCACTGGTGCCAATGGTGCCACTGGCGTACAGGGTGCTACGGGTGTTGCAGGTGCCACTGGTGCCACTGGCGTACAAGGAACCACTGGTCCTACTGGAGCTACAGGTGTAGGCATCACAGGTGCTACAGGCATTCAAGGTACGACAGGCCCAACAGGAGCCACTGGCATTGCAGGCCCCACAGGTGCTACTGGCCCAGCGGGTTATTCGTCCAGTCTCTTTAAGTACAACGCCAAAACAACAATCACGACCGGGGATCCAGGCTTAGGATTTTTAATTTGGAACAACGCAACACAAACAAGCGCAACGTCAATCAGTATCAATCACACAACAAGTGATTCGATTGATATTGACATTTTCCTTGCACAAGTTCTTAATACAGAAAGCATTACAATTCAAGACCAAGCGTCTAGTTCCAATTATCAGACATGGAAAGTTAATGGTACACCAACAAATACAAATCCTGGAACAGCAAACAGTTACTGGACGTACCCTGTAACACTTGTTTCATCTGGTGGTACCGGCTCGACAAACTTTGCAAATAACCTGGCTGTATTCTTAGCCCTGGTTAGCGGACCAGAAGGTGCCACTGGTCCTACAGGTGCAACTGGCGTAGGTATTACAGGTGCCACAGGTGCCGCTGGCCCCACCGGCGCTACTGGCGTACAAGGTGCTACGGGCCTTCAGGGTACCACAGGCCCAACAGGTGTTACTGGAGCTACTGGCGTACAGGGGGCTACGGGTGCCACTGGTGCCACTGGAGCTACTGGCGTACAGGGTGCTACAGGTGTTCAAGGTGTTACTGGTCCTACAGGTGCTACAGGTGTTGATGGTCCAACAGGTCCTTCTGGTCCCACAGGCCCCACCGGTGCCACTGGTATTGCAGGACAAGGTGTTCCCGTTGGCGGCACAACTAACCAACTTCTCAATAAAGCTTCGGCAACAAATTACGACACAGCTTGGACATCTGATCCTTCCGTCACAACACTTGCACTTTCTGGAACTGCAACCCAAACATTAAACCTTTCATCAACACCTCCTTCGACCAATAACAACGTAGGTTTTGTTTCTGTTGGCCCTTCTCTGACGTTTAACGATACAGATAAAGTTGCAACATTTGCAACCACCGTTAATAGCTATGGGCAGATCATTCTGCAGAACAAAAGTTCTGGAGTAAGCGCATCCTCTGACTTTGTCGTCAATAATGACAGGGTTGGTGGTACAGCAATTTACGGCGACTTTGGTATTAACTCCACAGGTTTTACAGGTGGTGGTGCCTTTGGTGATACCGACGGTACATACCTTTACGGCGCCGGTGGAACATTGGCTGTTGGTACACTCGGCGCTGACGATTTTCGTATTGGCACCAACAATACCAACAGGCTCTGGGTTTTATCTACTGGTCAAGTTGGTATTGGCGCAAGCCCATCAACAACGTATGCACTGGATATTATTGGATCCGTGCGTGTATCTAATACTGCCACGCAAGATGGTATTGTTCTTGCCGGCCGTGCTGGTGGCACAAGTTCTTTTGAGGCAACCTTGAAGCCTGGCATCTTAAGTGCTGACAGGACGTTAACAATTCCAGATACAACCGGCACTGTTGTAACTACAGGAGATTCCGCAACAGTTACTAATACGATGTTATCTCAAGTTGCTACTGCAACTTTCAAAGGAAGAAAAACAGCAGGCACTGGAGCGCCTGAAGATTTAACGGCAACAGAGGCAACTGCATTACTTAATACTTTTACCGCCACTTTAAATGGATTGGCTCCATTATCAGGTGGCGGCACTTCAAACTTCCTGCGAGCAGATGGAACGTGGGCTGCTCCAACTGCCGCCTCTGCACAGATAGTCAGCTTAACTTCAACTCAGCAAAGCACTTCTACAGCACTTGCTGACGTAACTCAATTAGTTGTTTCTTTGGCTGCGAACGCTACGTATCAAGTGGATTGTTTTGTCACATTCCAAAGCGCTGCAACTACAACTGGTTTGAACTTAGGATTTACATCGCCTACTAACTGCATTCCAATGGTTGAGGTTGTGGTACCAATTGCGTCTACTGCTGTCGCTTCAGCGCTTCGCACGACGTTTCCGAGTGCTGGATCAACCACAACAGGCAACGTTCTTGGCACTGGTGTGTCGCTTATCAACAGTAACCACACTGCACGCATTAGCGGCATCATTAAGAATGGCGCTAATGCGGGTAACTTCCAAATTCGATTTGCCAGTGAAATAAACGCTTCGGCGATAACTCTTCAAATTGGTTCTACCATGCAACTTACAAGACTTGCATAAAGACTGTATTTTAGTTTGGTTTTGATCTATCCTTGATAGATACTGTCAAAACGTTTATCAACCATGGCAAAACCTCGCTTGCACCTGGTCGGTATTTTTCATACACAAGCAACCAGTGAATATTCCCACTGTGCTTTTACCGGCAAAGCTTTACGCTTTCCTAAAATGATGCAGGCATATGGTTATGACGTGATTGAATACAGTAACGAAGGTAGCGAAGCAGGTGCAACAGAACACGTACCGATCTTGACCAGGCAAGAATTCAAAAAATTCTATGGAGATCGAAAGAAAACCGATTTTCATGGGGATGACGCAACTGTTGGTAGTGAAGGGCATCAAGCATTTGAAGAACGTTTGATCGTTGAGATGCGTAAACGCCTGGAGCCAGGGGACATTATTTGTCATCCCTTTGGCCATGCTCACCAAATCCTCATGGAGAAGTTCCCCACGCATCACCATGTCGAAACTGGGATTGGATATCCGACTTTGATGCCGAATAGTTTTCGGATCTTTGAGTCATATGCCTGGATGCATTACCACCAGGGCAAAGAAGACAGACAGGGCAAAAACTATGAATGGGTGGTGCCTAATTACTTTGATCTTGATGAGTGGGATCCACGGTACGAGAAGGGTGGCTACCTTGCTTTCCTTGGGCGCATTTGTTCGGTCAAAGGAATGGACACCGTTAAAGAAATTGCCGCACGCAGTTCAATCCCGGTTGTAATTGCAGGACAAGGAGACCCATCCCCCTGGGAACATCCAAACATTATTTACAGAGGTCCACTAGTTGGTAAAGAACGTTCTCATTTCTTGCGTCATGCAAAAGCTGCATTAATGCCAACGAATTTCACGGAGCCATTCGGAGGTAGTGGTGTAGAAGCAATGTTGTGTGGTACGCCATTAATTGCTGTAGATTATGGCGCATTTACAGAAACCATCATTGATGGGGTCACGGGATTTCGTTGTCACACTCTTCAAGATTGGATGGATGCCGTAGAACAAGTTGATATACTTGATCGTCATGCCGTTGCAGATATGACAAGAAGCCGATATGGCCTGGAATCTTGTGGCAAAAAATACGACAAGATCTTTAAAGATATTGCGAACTTAAATGATAAGGGCTGGTATCAATTAAGGAATATTGATTACGCAGAATTAGAGGAGGAAGAAAAACCGTTTGCTGACCGACTTGCGCACTGGATACATACTGAACTTAAACCACAAAAAGTTATTGATGTTGGGTGTGGGCCAGGAATGTATGTCCACTCCTTGCGAGAGCGGGGCGTTGAAGCAATTGGATATGACATAGATGAGCGTGTAAAAAATAAATTACACTTATATTGCCAGGACTTATTCAGCGTTACAGATTCCGCTGATACAGTAATCTGCCTGGAAGTTGCAGAACACATTGAATCAATCAGAAACTATGAAATTGTAGATGCTGTTTATAATTTAATTGAGCCAGGTGGTACTTTAATTTGGACAGCAGCAAAACCTGGACAAGGCGGTGTTGGACACATCAACTGCCAAGAAAAAGAGTATTGGCGTTCTCTGTTTGTTTCAAAAGGTTTGAGTGAAGACACGCGTTTGGCCGAAGACCTTCGCAATGAAATGATGCAGGGTTATCACATGGGTTGGTTTGTTCAAAATCTTTTGGTATTCAAAAATGTCTGAGCCTAAATTTGGTGATGTTGTAGACACAACTACACTTCCATCCCCAGAGCAACAAGAAGTACGAAAGCGAGGCTTTAGTCCGATTAGTTACGAGGGCACACCAGTGACGTATCACGCCGGAGATGTTGTTTATCTTCCGTATGAAAACAACGAAACCTCGACTATTGAAGCGATTGGATTGGCTTGGGCCGCTTTCGCCAGCGGGGTAGGACCCACCGACTAAGTAAAAACACCCATAAGGTAAACTTATAGTGAGTCTAAATAGACTCGTTAAGGTTTCCTTTCAATCCTGCTGCCAGTGCGCCTGTGGTGATAGGTTGGGTGTACTTCAATTCATTACAATCATGAGACACGCTCCACCGCTTGATCAGCGCATCGTGGATGACTACTTCAACCTCGATGCGAAACGTGCAACCAAATCCGTGGCCTGGCTTTATGGAATGGTTGCCACATTTGGAATTACCCCAGATCAGTTTCGTGATAAACAGTGGACCTGGCAAGAAGACTGTATTCTTTTTGACGACAAGAAAAGATCGATTCGACCACTACACCCACAGTGGGTTGCACTGTTTCAACTAAAAGAAAAGCAGCCCCGAAACATTCAGAGCTGCTTAGGTCCCCTTTGTTCGTCCTTGTATCGAACGATGGCATATCAAGAGGTCACATTAAATGTGACTGACTTAATCTTGGCGCATCGTTTACGCAAAAGCTTTTACCATAAGCCTAAGCAGCAACCTCAGCAACACGCTCGAGCTTTCGCAGCTGTTTCCTGACTGCGTTTACGTTCCAGCGGTAACCATCCCTGGAGCGGGTCTCAGGAAAAGCTGCGTAATGAGGACCAAGCTTCAGGGTGCCGTCATCGCGGTACTTGAAGAGAGTTTTGCGGTCCAGCCCAAGCATCTCTTCTGCTTTTTGGACGGACACCCATCCGGTGCTCTGTGACATGGCGCGTGTAACGCTTGCCATCGCAGCATACCCATCTCATGTGTTGCGTCAAGAGTCTTAATCTAAACTTCATGTGTCAGTAGCAGTTCTTTATACGTGTGTGGAAATTAGAATAAATTAACGGCAATCAAAGAGTATGTACTGCAACGAGCATGAGCCCCTCGCCCTGCTAGTTGAATTAACTCCTAAATTGGCAAAAAAGAAATTTCGCGAAAGTATATACGAAGCCTGGAATCATAAATGCGGATATTGCTTAGATAAAGCAACAAGCTTGGATCATATTGTCCCACGGTTTAAATCTGGATCTTCTAATCGCCATAATTTACTTCCTTGCTGTCGGCGTTGCAATGCCAACAAGGGATCGGAAGACATGAAGACCTGGTTCCAGAAACAAGAGTTTTTTTCACTTGAAAACCTTGATAGGATTGAAGCCTGGACTAATCAAAAATCTGTTTTTATCTTTGGTGATTTTTAATGGCTGTATGGAATGAAAAAACAGGTTGGCAATCTTTTGCGCTGCCAACTGATTACGGGGTGCATCATACAGAATTTTATAGCACTATAAAGCCAGAGGTTATTTATCCTTACAAAACAGCTCAAGACTTTATTGATCAACTACCTTATTCAACTGCTGTTGATTTTGTAGATCAATTTCCATATAAAACACAAGCAGATTACGCAACACAGTACCCAACAACCACAACGTTTTGGGTTAAAACGTTAGCAGACGGAAGCAAAAAGATCAGCTGGACGCAACCCACTGGATCCGGCTGGAACGAAAAAGCATTAACTTACGACAAAAAACTATCTGAACAATTTAATAGCGGTTTCCTAGATTCACTGTCTACACAACAAAAAGACAGCCTTAGGACAAAAATTACTGAGTTAAATACAAACAATACAACTGCTCAAGCAGAGGTAACTGCTTATAACCAACAGCAAGATGCCCTTAGAGAGCAACGTGCTGTTCAATACAATCAAGAACAAGATCGCTTACGCGAAGAACTTTCTGTTGAATATAACAAAGAGCAAGATGCACTTAGGGAGCAATATGTTGCTGATAACAAAGATAATCAATGGACAAATACAAGAAACTCAATATTAAATGATTGGAGTAATAAGGTTGCAGATTATTATCAGAAGACGGCAACAGGAACACCGGAAGATCCCAAGTATTTAAGTAATCGCGATGGACTTCCACGACAAGAACTAGAAGATGCCGTCGATAGTGGTTATATAACAGAAGAAGAAAAAGATTATTTTATTGACGCAGCTAAAAGTTCTTACAAAGGATACTATTTAAAAGACCGCCTCCAGCCCTGGGACGACTCAGAAGGTGCTCAACCACCGATTGGCCCCTTTGACTCGCTTTATTACCGCACGCAGACAGGCGCTTTAGGAAGTCAAGCTGATCAGCGTTTTAACAATGCTGTTGAAACAGACGATCTTGATATCCTTGGTCGTTTTGATAGGAATCTTTATTCTCATTACCACTACACCACCATTGGTAAAGACCAAGGGGCACGTGGCAATCAAGAACAGAACGCAGCACTTGTTCAAAAATACACAGAGTACCTGACAGATGCTGATTATCAGCTTTATCGAGATAGAGTTTTAGGCGTAGGCGAAGGCGCCATTCTTGGCGAGAAGGTTTCACAGCTTGCCAGCGAAGCAGAAAGAGAAAAAGAACGAATGTTTGGGGCAATGACCCTAGATACGCTTCGGGAATCTCTTAAAGCATTGCAAAATGCAAAACAAGAAGAACAACAATTTGAAACGTACTCTCAGTTAGAAGGTTTTAAGGAAGTTTTTTCGCTTAGCAGTGATTTAACTAATTCCATCATGGGCGATTTTAGCGCCGGTGGCATGATGGGCTGGATGGGAGGACAAGAAGGTGCTGCAGATAAATTTAAATCCGCACTAGAGAAAGTTACCGGAGTGCCCTCTAGGAGTACAGCGGTCTACAACTGGCAGAAATGGTTTGACGAGCAGCTCACGCAACGTTATAAAGAAGGAGCAACATTTCAGGACATTGAAGATCCCACAAAAACATATACTCTTGATGCTAAATTTGCGGAAAAATACATTAAGGATTACTTGGTACCACGCTTTGATAGTTCAAAATCAATGTCAGAGTTTGCCAGTTATATGGATGTTGAAAAAGCAGAGCAGAATATTTTCCAAACACAAAGCGCACTTGATGCATTGAAAGATATTGCAGATTTGAGGGCACGCAGTTATCTAAATCAGATTTACAGCACAAGTGCCAAAGCTTTTGATCCAGAGTTTTATCTTAATCCAACTGGCAATTTCACTCCGGATGATCCAAAGATTGCTAAATATCAAACTCAAAAGGAAACTATTGCCGCTGATTATGCAGCAGCCAAAAGCGATCCAAATTCCTTGGTAGGTGACACAGGAAAAACCTGGGCTTATTGGTCATATTATTACGGATTGGATATTAACGACCCCCAGCAGTTTGCAAAACTACACTACGAGGTGCTTGGCGGTACCACTTATGGTTTCGATGCTGCAGAAGATGTTCTGACGTTTAAAGATGCAAATGACTATATTGACAACAACTTAATACCTGCTATTGCAACAGAGAAGAATGATCTGGGGGACATGACATTTATGAATTTCATTACCCCAGAAACCTTTGCAGATACCATGCTGCAAGGGATTGATCCAACAACAGACAAAGCTGAGTGGGATAAATTGCTTGAATCTCAAGGACTCTCTGGTACTGACGCTGGCGTCGATGAAGTACGAAATTATATTATTAATTCTTTCCGCACGAATGCTGCTCAGCAGATTCGTCAATCCATACAATACTTAAACGAAAAACGGTTAACGCCAACACAAGAACGTTTAGGTGTTGAATATATTGAACGCCCAGAAGATGCAAAACCTATTACAACAGGAACAGGAGAAGAAACGCAACTTTACCAGATCTTTAAAAATGCTGGTTATCAAGGATCGGAAGATGAATTTTACGGAAGTTTTATGACGGATATTGATCGAGGTGAAATGGAACTTGTGACGCAAGGCACCAAGCCGGGCGGGCTGACCCTTGGTGGCAGCTACGCTGGTCTTACTAGTAAAGATCCCTTTGAAAGTCTGGCATCTGTTGAGAATTTATTCTCTGATCAAGAAGCCGCACCAACAGAAGAGGAAGAAAGTGCGCCTAGCTATTTTAAACTATTTGAAGAAGATAAAACAGACGAGGACTACAAATCCACTACAGGAAAGAAAATCCTTGGCGAATTCACATCTTTATTTAAAGGATTTAGTTAATGTCTGAACAAAGGAAAAAAGCAGCTAAAGCTGCTAAGAGATATCAGAAGGATAAGATGGAATGTAATAAGCCGCAGCGTGCTCCAAAGGGGGATAAGCACAAGTATGTTGTCAAGGCTTGTCAAGATGGCAAGGAAGCAATAGTACGTTTTGGTGCCAGGGGATATCAAGATTATCTTCAGCATCAAGACGAGGATAGACGTGCTAACTTCAAGGCCAGGCACAACTGCTCGGAGAAGAAAAACAAACTGACTCCTGGGTGGTGGGCCTGTAATTACAACTGGTAACTTTTATGGCAAAACCCAAATCCAACACTGCTCATGTCGAAGGCAAGCCCAAGACAACATCAATTGGACAAGGAGCAAATTCAAGACCCAGGCGCAAGGGGAAAAAGCCGTGGCGCGGGCAAGGCCGTTAGTGGTGAAAATTCTCCATAAGCGAATTTTTCGGCAACTTCACGGGCGGCAATTGCCGCCTCTTTTGTTGCATATGCTCCAATAAAATAGTTTTTGTTTTCAATGCTGATTGTCGCTTTCCAATATTCAATTCCATTAACAATAGCTTTATTGACACCGTGCTTGCCCGATGTATTATTGCGTCTTAGTCTTCTTGAATTAACAAGATTTTGACAGTGCGTTGCAATCCTTAAATTATCTGGATTGTTGTTTGACGGATTGTTGTCTATATGGTCAATAAAAAAGTCGCCAGGATCTTTTTTGTTATGTAAAACATACGCAACTCGATGGGCTAGCATTTTTTGATGTTGAAATTTAATTTCAACATATCCATCGGACCGTTTGTACCCTGCACGCTTCCCGACACGTGCTTTAAAATAGTTCTTTTTCCATACAACATCGTTACCAGCAAGTTCAAAATGTTCCGATAATACCTCAAAAGACGGAAGTGATTTGACTTTCATTGTAAGCTTATTGACATGTCAATGCCAGGGTAGCATCGCAATGCGGCCGTCGCTTTTAAAATTGTGTATATTGGTGATAACTATTTATTATTACCATGGCGGATTTTACGCATGCCATTAACCTAATTCGTAAATACGAAGGGTTTAGCGAAAAGGCGTACGCAGATCCCGCCACGGGTGTCGAACCCTACACTATTGGTTTCGGCACCCAATATTACCCAGATGGCTCACCAGTCAAACAAGGGCAACGTTGTAGTCGAGAAAAAGCCCTGGAATACCTCTTCCACGAGGTGGGTGTAATCGACACTCAACTGTTAAAGCTTAATCTTGGACTGGATGATCACATGCGCCAGGCCTTGATTTCATTTATCCATTCGGTAGGATGGGAACCTTTTCTTTACAGCGGTATTGTTGACGCAATTGAAAGGGAAGATTTCTGCAGTGCAACAGAGGAAATGGGGCACTGGATCTTTGATGTGTACCACAAGGTTGTAGGAGGTTTGCTGGATCGACGCAGAGAAGAAATCAATTTATTTTTAACAGAAATAGATGCCAATCCTTGGTCGTCAACAGAAATCCTTTTGAAAGCTTTTAGGAATTACACTGCTGCGCCACATGAGGTGCGTGCAATCAGGCGCCTGGAAGAAAACATCAGTCCTTACATCCTGTCGCAATTTGCTAACGACTTCCAGATTGATGACAATATCTGGTGCGAGTACAGCCACGAAGACACAGATCTTGTATTTGGCGGCTAGGCTTAGAATAATTGCATTGAGAATATGCAGAGCGGAATGGAACGTTCAGTTGAACCCAAGGAATTTGAGCTTCCCTTGGAGCTGCAATTTTCCATGCGCAAAGCAGAGCTTGCCGCCAAGGAGATGACGTGGGAAGAGCTGTATTACGCTCTTCTTAATTTATATCACCAAAGATTGATGGAGTGGTATGCACTCAAGTCTTTGATGGAAGACGAAAACGTTTCGATTGAATTTGATATTCCAACAGATATTGAACTAGCAGAACTCGCCGCCGCATGTGTTTATGACGACGACGAGTACGATGATGAAGAAGACGACCTTCAGCCTTTTTGAGCTTCGTCTAATCGAATTAGGCGCTCAATATACCACTGTGCTTTGCGCAGTGATTCAGTACCTCCTTTAAGGCGTTCGCGCCAGACATACTTTTGTATGTTGCCTTTCAGGTAACCACGATATTCGTCTGCAGTTAAAGAAGCTTCAATTGCTTCAATGCACTCGATTTCACCATCGGTGTAATGCGATGGATGATTAACCGTGTCCTGGGACAAAATGACAGGCTCCTCTTTCACTGCCCAGGGTACAGGGCAGACGCCTCCAGGGCAATCATGGATCTCATCCACTGCTTCTACTGGAGCAAACCACGACGTTTTGCCGACAGAAGTCTCTCCTTCTCCGATGGCCCCTCCAGTTCCAGCACTAAGCTCTTCGGTCGTGGCGAGGAAGCTGGGTACTTCTCCAGCGCTTCTTCCATCGAAGGAATGTAACCCGTCATTCCGGGCCGTTGCCCCTCTAGATGCAACGGATTCCGATTCAAGCCTTGTTCGCATGCAGCTAACCCACGGTTATACATATCGTACAAGGGTACGTCATTTTCTGCGTTATCAAGAGGTGCACCAAAGTCCTCTTCTGTCAGACAACGACAATCAATTTCGTCTTGTACAAAGCTATCTAAAAATCCAGCAGCGGAATGCATCACAGTTAGCGCATGATTTATTGCTTCTACAATAATAAGATGGCAAACATATATAGTTCCAATTACGACCCACGTATCAACGCTGGTACCTCCGGCGCTGAGATATCAGATTTGCGCCCAGAGCAGGCGTATGACACTGATTTACGTCGTGTCGAACCAGAAGAACGTCCCGCTGCTGCCTCACTGAACCAGAACCAGGAGCGTGTAGGACGTTTTATGCGTGCAGCACGGACAGCAGGTGCCTACAGGCAGCGTGCCAGCATTGCTGAACCCATGATTCGTGGCCGTACTCCACGCGCTGGTGCCAACATCAATGGTGTTGAGCTGCCAACCACAGGGGATTCAGGTGGGCGCACCGGCAGTGTCGGTTACGCCCGTACTCCTAAGTCCCAGTTTGGTAAGCAGTTCGTTTAAACCTGGGAAAACACCACACTATTAGGCTGGCCCTGGTACTTGCCCTTACGATCTTGGTACGTTACTTCGCAAGGATTACCACGGTAAAACAGTAATTGTGTAATGCCTTCATTGGCGTAAATGCGGTTAAATAACCCCGTACAATTACTGATTTCCAGGGTCAAATATCCTTCCCAGCCGGACTCTGCTGGAGTGATATTGACCAAGATCCCAGAGCGTGCATAAGTTGATTTGCCAACAGCAACAACAGTTACGTCACGCGGAAGCTTTAAACGTTCTTGGGCTACGCCCAAACAATAACCATAAGGAGGCAGAAGAAAATATTCTCCTTTTTCATCGAAAAGTAAATC